GATCCCCAGATGGCGCCTCCCGTACAGCCTGGCCCCGTACAGGTTCCGTTGACCACCATATTCTGAAATGTTTCGGTGCCGGCGATCGATTGGCCGCCGGCTGTGGTCAGAACCGTCGCCGGCAAATCTCCCGCTGCGATGCCTTGACAGGTCGGCACGGCGGAGGAGTTGATCGATCGTACAAACTGGCCGGTACAAGTCCCACCGGGTATGTTGCCGTTGACCTTCGCCACGGTGATGACCGGCCAGGTGCCCGATAAATCGCCGGCGGCGGCTGGACTCGCCGTCGCCATTCCGGTTAATCCTAGATTCGTTCGAGCGGTCAGCGCGCTCCCCACGTCGCTTAAATTGCTCGCCGCGACTAGGCGCGCCGCGAGCGCCGTATTGAGATCGGTCTGGGCCGATAGCGTGCCGCCGATCCCGCCCCAATTGACCGCTGTCGCCGTCGGGGGAACCGCCCAGAGACCGCTCTGGCACGTCTTGATGTAGCCCGAAACCTGGTCGAATTGCCCGAGGCCAGGCACGCAGGCGGATCCCAGCATGGGATTGCCTTGAATGATGCCGGTGGGCGGTGGAATCGGCTGCGCCCAGGCCGCCGCACATGCCAGAAAGGCGAACAAGATTTTGAACACGCCGTTACATGATCTTTCTCCGGGTCAGAAGAGCAATCATTTCTTTTTCTTTTCCCACACGATCTCTAGTACGTCTTTGCCGTCTTTGTCCCGCGCGACGCGGGCGGTGCATTCATTCGCCTTGATGGATTCTTCGGGAACTTTGGCCGCCTTGCAGAGCGCCGCGATCCGCGCGGTCATCTCGGCCTGCCATGGGCCTTTGCTTTTTTCGAGCGCTTGGAGCTGATCATTCAACGGCTTTTCCGCTTCGCTAATGCGGGCGATCTCGGCGTTGGCGCGCATCAAATTGGCCGCCTCGAGGTTGTCGGTCTGGCTATACGTCCCGACGACCAGCTGCTCAGTTACGGGCGGTTTCGGTCCCGAACCCTCTTGCGCCCAAAGGCCCGCCGAAACGGCAAACACATAAAACGCCTTCATGGTTTTCTACAATCCTACTTCATTGGGTGGCCGTGCAAGGGTTGCCCATCGAGGCCCAGAGCAGGGCCTGGGAGCTGCGAGCCGGGTTGTTGTCGCCGAAGCGATCCCAGGTTTTTCCCGAAGGCGCTCCGTTCTGAATCCAGTTGATCTCGGCGGCTGAATCGTAATCGTTGACCAGCCCGTCGGGAAATCCGCCAGGGCCAGAAATATCGCAAAAGTTTACAGCCGTAGCCGTAACAATGGGGATCATGTAAGTGGAGCCGACGAGAACCGGCAGGGCTGCTCCGGCTGAATCCGCGAGGGTGATGGGGCTAAAGGAAACCGTGATGGAGCCCGTCGAGGCCGCGATGGCCGTGTAATCCGCGATCAAGAGGCTCGAAGTGATGACGTGCGTTCCGGTATTCGTCATTTGCCCGTTGATGACCTGGCCCGAAATCGCGATGCAATTGAAACTGGTATCGCAGGTGAGATATTTTCCGGCCATCACGGAGGCGGGATCGACATAGACTGCGGTGATCGTTGCATTGGTGATGTTGACCTTCCAGGAAAGCGATTCCCATCCGGGCGTCGATGCGGTGATGACGGTTTCGACCGTAAACATCTGGCCCGCATTGACGCTCGATACCGTCGTCTTTTGTCCCGCCTTGGCCGATATGGTGATCGCGTTGACGCCGTAGGTCGGCGTGACTTGAGAGAAAGCCGGAAGGCAACTAAAAAGGAGTAAGCTGAACCGCATAGCGATTTCCTCCCCCGCAAGCTATCAAAAATCCTCCGGTGCGGTCCCAGCCGATCCAGCCGTCTTGCACGCCCGCGCAACTGACGCCGCCGCCGCCCGAGAAAGACCGGAGGTAGAGATTCCCGCTGCCGGCGCTGACGTTGATATTTCCGCTGACGGTCAGCGTTCCTGAATAGGTCTGCGTACCTCCGGTCGTCACGCAGGTCGGACAGGAAATCGTCGAAGCGGGAAGCGCGCCGGCGAAAGTCAAAGGCGGCTGAGTATTGACATAGTTGACTTGGCCCGTTCCCGACATCCCGAGTATGACCGGAAAGCCGGTCGAAATGCCGCCCAAGTTTATGCCGCTCAGTACGTTCAAATTGCTGTTCACGGCGACGCTTGAGCCGCTGTTTACTTGGAGCGTGCAATTGCCGCTAGAATTGCCGATGCAGGCGTCATAGCCATATATGTTCTGCCAACGCAGGGTGCTGCTGCCGAGCGACTGAGAATTATCGGGAGTCGGGATCAAACTGCTCAACACATTGCCGAAGACTAGAATGCTTCCGGTATATACGGTGCCAATCGGGTTGCTATTGCGCCCGAAGTTTGCGCCGAAGGCCGCGGCCGGATAGATATCGCCGCCACTGATGATGCCGATGCCGCCCGATCCGGTCACGTTTACTGCGCCATTGACATCCAAGGAGTACAGCGGATTTGTCCGGCCGATTCCCACGAAGCCGCTGTTAGTGATCGACATTCGCACGATCGCCTGGCTATAGAAATCGATCCCGTACAGGTTCGCGCCGCCAGACTGCCGCGTGGAGGCGATGCCCTCTCCCGAACCGGGGGCGCCGAATACGTATCCAGGGCTGAGCGCGCCATTGTTCGTACTGAGCGGATCTATATGGAAATTTCCATTCTGTGTAAACAACGCTTTATCGTTTCCGTCCCAAACCCGCAGATCCGTTCCGAAGGGGTTATAAATCGTAAATTGATCTCCCGAGCCGGAACGCGGTACAAATGAGTCGCCCCCGTTTGAGCCGACCATAGTAATCTGACCATTGACTACTAGTTGACCCGGAGAAGTATGGCTCCAGGTCAAACCGGCGTCCGCGCCGCAATTGTTGGCGTTGTTGTATTGAATCTGGGTGTCGCCCCCGCACGGCGGCGATCCATGCGTCGCGACAACTTTACCCATCACGTCGATAGAGAGCGCTGCCGGGCCTCCGAGGAGCGAATCGAAATAAAAATTTCCGGTGTGATGCACGTTACCGGAGAGTTCTAGGACGTTCGTGCCGATCAGTTGAATCTGAGGGGCTCCCCCCGGTCCTTGGAGGAGAATCCCGCCCATGCTGTCTATTCTCATCGAGGAAACAAGCGTTCCTGCCCCAGCGCCCAGCAGCAGGCGTCCATTCCCGGCGCGGATCGCGCCGTCGCCGGCCGCTGAATCGGTGAACCAATGCCCCGCGCCGGTCACTGGTCCGACTGTGATATCCGGTGAACTGACCGAAGACCGAAAGCCCTGAAATGCCGGATCGGTTGCGCCTGAGGTGCCAATAAGATTGACTACGGCTGCGCCGCCGCTCACCTGAAGCGTTGAGCTTCCCTTAGTCCAAGTCAGATTCGCGTCCGCGCCGCAGACCGTCGCGTCGTTGTACTGGATCTGTGTATTGAGTCCGCAGGGCGGCGCGCTAGCCTGCACGCCCACATTTCCGGTCGCGGAAAGATTGAGAAGGCCGGGACCGGTTAAATAGGGAAACGTGACAGGTCCGGTGTTGAAGAGGAATTGCCCGGTAACGGAAGTTGCGCCGGTATAGGGCACCTGGAAGGCCCCCGTCGATCCCATGTGTACATTGCCGGTCGTGTCGATCATGATCGAGGAATGCTTCGAACCTGTTCCGACGCCGATTAAAGCCCGCCCGTTGTCGGCTCTCATGACGGCATCCAAATTTGTAGAATCGGTGAACCAAAACGGAGTCGTGTTGTTCGTCTCGGCCGAGAAGTTCGCCGCCACCGTCGCGCCGGAAATCAGGCTATAGCGCGGCTCGGAACCGCCTCCGGTCGCGGTGATTTGAACCGAAGGCTGGGCGCCGGTGATCGCGAGCGTGTTGGTTGTATATTTCCACTCGAAATTCGCGCTCGCGCCACAGATGTTCGCCGCATTGTACTGAATCTGCGTATCGCCGCCGCAAGTGGCATAGGAGTTGGAGACGATGACCTTACTGAAGGCGTCGATCTGGAGATTGCCAGGACCGCCGATCAGCGAATCAAAGAAGAAGTTTCCCGTATGGTGGACGTTGCCGGTCAGCTCCAGAACGTTGGTGCCAATCAATTGAATCTGGGGCGCGCCGCTAGGCCCCTGCATCTTTACGTTCGCCATCTGATCGATTGAGATCGAGGAGTGAATGCCGCCCACCACGCCGCCGCCGACGCCGAGCAACAGCGTTCCGGCATCCGAGCGGACGACGCCATCATTGACGGCCGCATCAGTGAACCAGGCGCCCGTCGTCGCGGCCGCGCCGAAGTTTGCAGTCGTCGTCGTTCCGTTTAAAACCTGGACGCGCGGGCTCCCGAAGGAAGATTGAGAACTGACCACGAGGATTCCTTGAACGTTCAAGGTAGGCGCAACGGTATTGGTGAACAGTAACCCGGTCCCGCTTTCTTGCATTTGCGCGAGGTTCATTCCGTCGCCCGCTTGAATGATCATTCGGGCGTCTTGGCCTGTGGAAACGTCGCGAAGGATGGTAGCGGGCGAGGATAGCGGAGTTTGCGCGAGAGCGATCGTTGCGGCGAAGAGGAAAAGTAAAGCTTTCATGTCAGGTTCCTAACTGCCGACTCAAATTATCCCAATGCGTTCCGTCCCAGTAGAAGAGATAACGGTTCCTCGCGCCGGTCAAGGGATTGATGTCGCTGCTGCTGATGCCGATAAAGGCGCTGGACCAGGTAATCCAGCCGCCGCCGCCCGCGGGCTGGGTGGCCACCACGGTAAGGAAATCCCCCGTCGATGATGCGCTGGGCGAGGGACTGACGGCATTATTTCCGGCCACGAGCGCGACGGGCTGAATCGTATTCTTCGCGCCCGTTCCGCCCGTACCCCCGCCGCCGCCGGAGGCGGCAGTCGTGCTCGCTACGGCGTGCGGGGCGGGGCGCTGGGTGATCCTCTGAACCGTCGCCATCTTTTCGAAGACTTCGATGGCCGAGTGAATCTTCGGGATGGCGGCGGGCGGAGAACCGGAAATCGCCGTGCATTGAACGGTATAGCGCCAGCCCGGCATCCCCGCGATGTAGTTCGCGTTGATTTGCTCAACGCTATAGGTTCCGTTCAACGGCGAAAACGGATTTCCGGAGGGAAGGTTCAAGGTGACGGTCTGGCCCGTCTGGAGGCCGGGGACTTCGGTTTCAAACTGAAGCGTTTCGGGAAGAATGCTATAGGTCCGCAGCAATGATTGGGCGTATTCAAGAGCCGATTTCGGGTTGTTGCTTACCGGGTTGGTCGAGTCGGTGACCGCCTGAAGCGCTTGATAGATGCCGCTGCCGCCTTCGACCGCCGCGCGGAGCTGCGCGAGCGCCGTATTCTCTACCGTGATGACGTCCTGCCCGAGCCGGTAGTAGGTGACCGCAAAAATCAACCCCGAGGCCGGCGCGGCCGACGCCGTCACTACGGAGTCGCCCTGTTGCCAGAACCAATCGGCTGTAGCCTGCGATCCCACTTGCGCGATATTCTGCACAGACGTCGGCCCATCGACGGCGCCCGATAGCGTCGAGCCTGATAGCGTGATGAAAGCGCTGACTTTGGAGATAGCGATACTGTTGCCCGCAGCGCCGGGCGTCTTGGCGAAAAAGGTAATGCTCGAAGATCCCGGCGAAGAGACAACCGAAGGATGGGGAAAGCTGGGATAGCTGAAATCGATGCCGTCGATGCCTATCCCATACGGCGCGCCGCGCATGGCGGCAGCCAGATTCCCGATGGTGTTGACCGTCCCCAAGCCCAGCTTGACTTGGTAGCTGACTTGATTGTCGATGGTGGTCTTGAACGTGTAGCTAATATTGTCGATCGTGATCGTGTCGCCGTCAGCGGGGTTGCGCGAGAAGGTGGCGGTTCCCATGGCGCGCGTAGGGCCGTCCGAGCCGCCGGTCAGATGCACCATACCCGTTCCGGCGCTTGGACCGGTGAAGGCCAGGCCGGTCGCGAGCACGCCATCACCCCACGCCAAAGTGTTGCCAGAAGTTCCTGGCGTTTTCGCGGTGATCATGAGAAACGCGCCGGTCGCCGTGGCGCTGACGTTGGGATTCGGCGGCGGCGTTGCGCCGCTATTGACCTGATAATTGGTCCCGCTGACGGCGGCCGCATTGATCCAGTCCGCGATGTTCTGAAGGGTCTGGTCGAGGTTGCCGGCGAGCTTGATTTCGACGATGCCCGAAGTGCCGGCGTAAGTCGTGTGCAGAGTGGCGGATTGGCCGGCGACAGTGATCACGCCGCCGTTGTTTAAATCCCCGAGCGAGCTGGTCGCCACCGATTGGGCCGGTCCCGCGAGCAGAACAATTTGGGTGACCGTATCGATTTCAAACGGAAGCGTGAAGCTGGTCGATGATCCGTCGCCCGTGATGAAGTCGGTCTCCAAAGCGAACGCCGTGATGTTGATCGCGACATGCTGGGTCGTTACAAAATCCAGGTTGCCGATGGTCCACTGGATGGTGTCGTACTTGATATCGAAGCCGGTCGAAGGGTCGCCGGTCAATTGCGCCGGCGCTACCAGAGCCGGATCCGTCGGGCTTTGAAAAAACAACTGCCCGGTGTTCGGGTTGACGCTCCAGATATAGCCCGCGATGGTCGCCACCTGGTCGAAGCAATCCGTGAGGTGTTGCCGGTTGAAAATGAGCCGCGCCACGGTCGGCCCCGGATCGACCGTGCCCAAGGTGACGCCTTCCGATGGCACCGAGTTAAAAAGCGCCGTGAAAATTGAGCCGCACGTTTGATTAACAAAAGTCTGCGGTGGAACCGTATGCCGGTCGAGCATCCGCTCGAAGGAATCGCATTGAAGAACCCAGCAGGACTCCTGGGTGTTGCCCTCGAACATCAAAACCATCTGGCCGATCAGGCCCCCGAAATCCCGCTGGCCGAGCTGGTTGTAGACGCCCACGGGCTGCCCGACGGTGGGGCCGGGCCAGGAGTCGTTAGGGTGAATTCTCAAAACCAGCGTCATCGTGCCGCGCTGGGCCTTGGTGACCTGATGCTGGGACTGCCCGCCCTTGCCGCCGCCCTCGGTCTTGTCGAGGTAGCCGCTTCTATCAGTCCCGTTAATTATGATCCCGATGGCCATTTGTCAATTGAAAAATTTCTGTACACCCCTACGGCGGTCCGAACTTGTTGGAAACACGGCGCAAGTAGTTTGCGATCTGTTGCACGGTCTGCTGGGGATTGCCCGCGCCGTTGATATTGATCGGCCCGAAGTTCACGACGACGTTTCCGCTCGATTCGATCCCTCCCGCGATCGCGCCGCCGCCGCCCGGCGTCTTGGCTATAGTTTTGAGCTGCGAATCAATATCTCGCAGTAAGTCCAACTGCTGAACGACCGAATCGTGGAACCAGCCGCCGCCGCCCACAAATTCGGTGACGCCCATGGTGTTCACTGCCGTTTGCCAGGTCCAATCGCCCACGCCCGAGCCGCCGTGCGGACCGATCCACTGGGCTGTAACGCGGGTGTTATATTCGATGCTTCGGAGCACGTCGGTCTGGTGCGCGGTCTGGAAATCGCCAATTACGCCGGTGACGAACGACCCCACCGCGCCAATGGCCCCCACGGCGCCCAGCGCGCCGCCCAGCGCGCCGCTGACGGCCCCGCCGACGCCGCCGATACCGGTAGAGCCAGCCATGCCAGGCGCGAAGCCAGGCAGCGCCGTGCCGCCAGCCGCGCCAGCCGAGCCGAGGCCGAGTTTGGACAGGACATTGTCCAGCATGTCGAGCAGCGGCCTGAGCGCATCTTTGATGATGTGGTTCAGGACGATGTCCACCACATCTTCGCCCAGTTTCTTGAAGGCGTCGGAAACCTTGCCGGTCTGAAAGATGACGTCGGTGAGCGCCTTGGACAAATCCCGCTCAATGGCTCGGTTGATATCGTCAATCGCGGTGCGCCCGTGCGTCCCCAACTGGGTCATGGACTGCTGTAGCTTATCCGTCGCCTGGCGGGCCTGGTCGGAAATGATGGGCAGCTGCCCGAACTCGGAGTTGGCGACCTGCAAATCGCTGATGAACTGTTGGACGGTGACGCCTGCGGCCTTGGCTGCTTCCTCGACCTTTTTGAAAGCTTCCTCCCAACTCGCCCCGCTCAGAATGCCCATCTGGGTAAGGTTCACGAACGCCTGCAGCAAGTTATCGTATTGCTCCTGGTTCTTGGCGACCTGGTCTTGGAGCTTGACCATCGCATCCGTAAGGCCGCCTACCGGGTCGATAGCGGCGGCGATGCCAGCGGCGATCTTGTTGAAATTGTCGATCGTGCGCTCGCTCAGCCGGTCGATGTCGGCATTGAGCTTCTCGGTCCCAACTCCCGCCGCGATCATCTTGGCGTTAAGGTCATCGAGCGCCGCCTGAACCTGCTTAAAGCCGAACGTTCCGGATTCGCCAGCCGCGATCATGTTGTCGCGGAGCCGGGTCATTTCCTGTTGCAGTTTTTCGAGGATGGTGCTGTCGGCTGCGGCTTGGCCGGCGAAGGCTGCATCGGAGCCTGCTAAGCGCTGATACTCGGAAACCAGCCGCCCGATTTCAGTTGCGAAATTCTGGGTATGGTCGTGAAGCGTCTTGGTGTTTTCCGCGAGCTTGGCTTGTGCATCTGCAGCCCCGAGAGCCGCTTGCACTGCTTCCTGGAGTTTTTTCGTATGGTCGGCTTGAGATTCCGCCGATTGCGTCGTCGCGGCCGCCGTAACGCCGAGAATCTTGGCGTATTCGTTCAGCCCGTCCGTGACCGCTTTAATCGGATTTTTGGCGAATTCGGTCAGGATGACGGCGGTGGCGGCGACGCCCGCCATCATGTGCTCAAGAGCGTCGTAAAGCTTATCGAGCGCCGGCAGAATCACGGAACCGACATCGCTTGCGAATTCATGCCAGGCGGTCTTGAGCCGGTTGACGACGACTTCATGCGTGTTGGCGAGGTCTTGCGCCGATTTTTGGCCCTTGTTGACCATCGCCTCGGCGAAAATCTCCATCGTGACGTCGGATTCCGCGCCTAACGCCTTGATGGCCGTGATGACCCGATCCGACGAGATGCCCATCACGTCGGCCAAATCGTTTAGGCTCAGGCCCAGTGTGCGGAGCACGCGCGCGCTGGCGTCGCCCGTAAGGTATACACGCTCCAGCGCCCCGGTAAGCGATTCGACGCTACGACCGGAAATCTCCGACCAGTCGGCGATGCCCTCGAGCGCCGTTTTGATCGCATCGGCGCCAATTCCAAAGGCCGCTAGCTGCTGACCGGATTGGGCGAGCGAAAGGAAACTCGCTGTGGTGTTCGATGCGACGTTCGCCGCGGTTTCCAGAACTTCATTGGCGGCCTCTGCGCTCCCGGTCAACGAGGTGAGCGCCACGGTCAAAAACTGCACGCTGCTCGCGGCGTCGATCGCGTCGGAAACGAATTCCTTCAGAAGATCGACAGCTTTCTCTAAGCCGACCGTGAAGCCGGCCAGGCTCGCCATCTCTTCCAAATTCAAGTGCAGTTGATGGAACTGGTCGCCAGCGCTGCCCGCCGCCGCGCCCGCTTGCTCTAACGCCGGCGTGACCTGGCTGCCGAAGGCCGATGCGATCTGGTCGCCGCTGGTTTGGGCCAGCTCGGCGGCCGCATTGATTGCCGGCTGGAGTTCGGAATAATCGCCGGTGATGGCTACGGTCAGCTCGCCGATGGTGTTGTCAGCCACGCCCGTTTTCCTCTCGCTTCTGTCGCTCGGCTAAGCCTTTGGCCCAATCTGGAAGCTCCGCTATGACTGTGGGATGATTTGGCCAGAGATCGCGCCGGATTTCTGCTGTGGTCTTTGTACGCGGTTTCTCTTTCGTCTCATAATTGGGATGAACTTTTAGCAGCGCGAGGTATTCGCGCGGCGTAAGATTCCACGATTCCGCACTGGACAATCCGAGGCCGTGCGGAGAAACCGCGAAGGCCCACGTCTTAAGCCAGTACTCTTCGTCTATTGGGTTCGCTCCATCAGGGGAGCCGCCGTCTCGCGGAGCCGCGTCTGAGCCGGCGGCGCCATTTTTATTAGGGCTTGAATGATGGCGGTCGCGATCTCAACCACTCGTTTCTGAGTTTCCTCGCCCGGCGAGTCCATCGGCAAAGCCAGCTCGCAGAGTTCCATCGCGTTCATGCCGGTCGGCAGTTGCTCGGCGATCGCCGAGTGAAGGACGTCAAACAGTACCGATAGACGAACGTTTCCGTCTCGCCCCCCGTTTGGAAACCATCGCTGAATCGATGGCCCCAATTCACGCAGATCGAATCCGGCCTTGTCCAGCCGGTAGAGCGCTCCGCGGCTAAACTTTACGGTGTATCGCTTGCCGGCGATCTCGATGGTGGGATACTCGATGCCGGTTCCTTCCATAAGATTTTCTCCTTACACCAGGGACGGCGTGCCGGTTGCCGATATTTCGATGCTGGCCTTAAACACATCCGCAACTTTTCCGGAATGCGTGAACTTGGTGACGTAGCCGATGAAAGAGTCGATGCCCCCGCCGCCCGCGGGGGGATAGTGTATTTGGAAGTCAGCCCGCGTCTTGTTGACCCAAAGGTAGCGCAGGCCTCCGACCTGCATATCGTGCGAGGGATCGTCCTGGACCCAGAAAATCGTCATCGTGATTTTGCCGGCCTCGAGCAGCGTCGGGACATATCTCTGCCAGAGGTCGGTCACGTTGGAGGTGTCCACAACGCGCGTTTGTCCCGCCTGGCTGTAGCTTTCGATGTTTGCGACCGTCTGAAACGACTCGGGGCTCTGACCATTGCCGGCCATCAACGCTAATCCCTGTACTGCAACTTCTGTTGCGCCCATAAATCACCTCACAAAGAATCGTCGGAATAGATCATCGCGTCTAAAATCCGCTGCCAAGTAGGCCCGTCCGTCAGTGGAAATAAGCCGCGCCGCTCCAAGACCACCTGAGTCGCTACCTGCCCGTTTCTGACCGCCGAGAACCCATCCAGAAACGCCATCAAGGCATCCCGCACGGCGGCCGCCTGCGCGGCGCCAGCCGCAAATTGGCCTCCCCAGATCGTGAACTGCACCCGATACCGCGCCAGATTGTTGCGCCCTTCTGCGGTGTAGGATTTGGTGTCGGAGACGGTCATCA